ATGAGGTATCACCGCGAGGTATTGGCATTGGACGATGAGAGTCTCGAACGCTTTGTTCGGGATTGGATCGCCTTAAAGACTTCCGACTTTGTGGAGGTCGAGCGCTTCGCGGGTGCGGGGGACCTGGGCCGCGACGTTGTGGGGTTTCGCACCGGCAGGCGGCACGAAGGCGCTTGGGAAAACTACCAATGCAAGCAGTATGGCCGAAGCCTGCAGACCGGCGAGGCTTTGGTCGAACTCGGTAAAATCCTTCATTTTGTGAACGAGGGGGAGTTCTCGCTCCCGGCCGCATACCACTTCGTCGTTCCTCGCGGGATGGGTCGCGAGCTGGAAAAGCTTGTATTCAATCCAACGCAATTGAAGGCTGAACTGATCTCGCGTTGGGATACCGCCTGCGCGAAGAAGATTGCACGAGGACAGACGATCCTGTTGACGCCGAAGCTCCAGGCAACAATCGATGCGTTTGATTTCTCTAAAGTGACACGCGTCACCGTGGACGGGATTCTCGGGGACAAGAACGCGAAACCGGTCTTGGCGAAGTGGTTCGGTGCGGATCCTGGTGCGCCGCCTCGCGGGACAGTTCCGAGCGATGTAGACGTTCGCGAGCAGGCCTACCTATCGCAATTGATCGACGCTTACGGTGAGCGGGCGGGTAGCGTGTTCGCTGACCACGCGGCGGTTGCAGCGGATGCCGAGCACGGTCCACATCTTCTCGATCAGCGGAAGCGCTTCTTCGAGGCTGATGCGTTTGATCGGTTCTACCGAGACAACACGTTGGAGGAGGATCTCGAAGCGTTGCATGATGAGGTCTACCACGGCGTGATTGGGCCGTATCGAGGGGTGTACTCGGACTCGCTGGCGCGCGTTGAGGCGGTGATGAATCAGGCGGCGGCCGTGAAGCCTGCCGGACTGTTGGCGAACCACGCGCGGGTGCCGGTACGTCAGGGCTTCTGTCATCATTTTGCAAATGACGGTAGGTTTGTGTGGAAGCGGTGAGCAAGCGGCCCAGTGGCGTGACATTGTTCAACAGCCCGCTGGAGACGGGCACGAGGGCGGTGGTCGTGCTCGAGGCGGCGTATCCGCGGGCGTTGGACCTGAGGCGGCTTACTTGGTTTGACCATCTCGTGGTGCACACCGCTGACGCGGGCGGCCCGGACAGCCTTCATCCGTCGTTACCGGAGCGGACCGGTGAGCTTTTAGTGCGGCGCCGGCTCGTGGAGGAAAGCGTCACGTTGATGCGGCGGCTGCACTTGGTGGACGCGGTGGCGGACGGGGATGGGATCGCTTTCCGCGCGGCAGAAGAGGCCCCTGCCTTCGTTGGCCTGATGCGTACGACGTATGCGATGGCGCTTAAGAAGTGCGCGGCTTGGCTCATCGCCGAGTTTGCGGACCTGACCGCCGAGGAGATGGCGGGACGCATTGAGAATAGGCTTAACAGGTGGGCTATCGAATTTAGGGACGGGGCCGAGGGTCCATCGGGGGCAGGAGCATGAGGATCGTACTCCGGCACCTTGTTTTTACGGGTCCGAACGAAGCTGCGGCCCGAGTCAATTTCGACGAGGGACTGAACCTGGTCTACGGTGCCTCGAACACGGGCAAGTCGTTTGCAGTCAAAACGATCGACTATCTCCTAGGCGGTTCCAAGGGGTTGCCGGAGATCGTAGAGCGGCGTCCTTATGATCGGGCATGGCTCGGCCTAAGCATCCCGCCCAGCGACGTCACGCTATCGCGCGCGCTGGCGAGTGGGAACTTCATGTTGGATCAGGGTCTGGTCACGTCCGCACCGGAAGGCGCCGATAGGAGGATCCTGGGGGCGCGGCATGATGCAGGTGGCGACGGAAACGTATCTCAATTCTTGCTGTCTCATTTGGGCCTTCAGGGGCTGAGGGTGGCGGTTGATGCTAACGGCAAGAAAAACTCTCTAAGCTTCCGCGACGTTGCCCGCTTCTGCATTGTGGACGAGACGACGATTCAAGCCGAGCATTCGCCCGTCGAGAGCGGCGTGCCGACGTCCCGCACTAAGGAGCGCAGCACATTCAAGCTGCTTCTCACGGGCATCGATGACAGTGCGATCGTGGAGGTAGCTGACGGTCGCACGTTCAAGTCCGCGAACGCGGCTCAGCTTGAGATGCTCGACGACATGATCGTCGCGGTAGAGACCGAGGTCGCCGGTGAGATCCCCGATGTCGATGGTTTGGCGGAACAGGCTATTCGTCTCGACGCCACTTTCGCGGCTGCTCAGGCAGATCTCGACGCGGCGCAGGCATCAATCGGCGATCTTTTGGTCCGAAAGCGCGAATTGGGTCGTCAGGTTTCCATTGCCGCCTCCCGACTGGATGACCTCGACCTCAGCCTTGCCCGGTTCGAACAGCTCGACGCGGTCTATCGGTCGGATATTGAGCGTCTGGAAGCGCTGGACGAGGCCGGCTTCCTAATCGCGCTTGGGGGCGGGCGTGATTGTCCCCTTTGCGGTGCGGAGCCGAACGCACAGCGCCATCAGGACGAAATCGGCGATGTGGAGCGAGTCCGGGCGGCGGCCGATGCTGAAGCAGCGAAGATCGCCCGTCAGCGCGAAGACCTGCGGACTACGGTCCAGCAGATCGAGATGGAGCGCGGTCGCCTAAGGGGGCGACTGCCAGATCTCGGGACTGAACTTGCCGACGTCGAGCAGGAGTTAGGGCTGCGGACGCCGTCGGCGACCGATGCGCGACGGGCAGTGCAGGACATCATGGAAGTCCGGGATCAGGTCCGGCGGGGCCTGTCGCTTTTGGAGCAACTGCGGTCGCTGCGAGAGCGGCGGGACGACGTTGCGGCCCGGCGACCGGCGGCCAAGGCGGACAAGCCCCGCATCGGCGTAGACGGGCCGACGGCTCATGATTTTGCCCAGACCGTCAGCGAGGTCCTGAAAGCGTGGCGGTTCCCGGGACCGTGTCACGTCGCCTTCGACGAGGTGAGTTACGATCTGCGGATCGATGGCAAACTGCGGAGCCATAACGGCAAAGGCGTACGTGCCATTACCCATGCGGCTTTCAAGGTTGCACTGCTGCTTTTCTGCCGGGAACGCAGTCTTCCGCACCCAGGATTCGTCGTTCTCGACTCGCCGCTGCTGACATACCGCGACCCCATCGCTGGGGAGAGAAGGGCGGCGGAGGACGCCGCGATCGCCTCTTCCAGTTTGAAGGAGCATTTCTTCGCTCACCTCGGATCAGCGTCGGCGAACGGTCAGTTCATAGTGGTCGAGAACGTCGATCCGCCTTTGGGGCTAAGCAGCAAAGCGAACGTGGAGATTTTCAGTGGCCTCGAGAGCAGCGGCCGAGCTGGCCTGCTTTGATGAAATTCAGCCCCCCACCTTTCGTAACGGGTTAAGATCTAGCGCAGACTGATGTGTAGCCGGTAGTTTTCGAATAGGTCTCGGCATGAACCAGGCTCAATCATAGCCGCGTTCGCTGTCACGCCACCTAAGGCTATCATTGCATCTTTCATTACAAGCTGATCCGGCTGAGAGACGCCGTAAGCCGTGCTAAAGACCCTGGTCCCGCCAGTGTCTAAACGTCGTGAAAGTAGCTGGATATTTTGATCGAGATAGCCGAACCCAAGTATAACTAGTGTCTCAGCCCACTCAACAGCGTCTTTTACAGTGCCACCTAAATCGCTGCCCACGCTTTCGGTAAATGTCCGGATCCGGGCAGCCACGCGGGATAATTCAAATGTCGCTGCCGATCCCAGCGCCACAGGATCTTCGGCACTCCCCCAGGGCAACGGGCCGAGGTCGCCATACGGATGTATGAAGCTAACGTCCTCTAGTACGTGCGAAGCCTCGTCCTCGTCGATGTCAAAATATTCTTGAAGCGCCATCCAAATGTATTGCTCAAGGCATCTATCATAATTGAATACTATGAATCTCAAATTTTCAAACGCCTTGGAAATTTCTCTACGGTGAATGCCAGACATTAGTTGCCTAGCAAATGCGGGATACCAGCTCCTCGCCAATGCCTCGTTATCAACGGATGGCCGCTTTATTTTATTGCCGCTTTCAAATTCAGCTACATTAATACCCCTTTTAAAAAGGTAAGACTGCGCCTCCGCCCTCAGTATGCAAATGGCGATGGCCAGTTTTCCTAGACTTTCGACTTCCACATCGCCCTGATGGCTGTGTAAGAAATTATCTATAGATAGAGCTAAAGGCAAACCTCTCCTGATGTGGTCGGCCGCATCTCGAACTGGCGCTAATTTATGTTGATACTCCCAAGGGTTGGGGCCGCCTATTTTCTTAGCGATCTCGATCATCGTATTATCGGCAAAGCCGTAGGCGTTTTCACGCGACGGCTGCAAAAGGGTGAGAATCTGTCCCTTCAGTGCGTCACCGGATGGCAAACCAACTTCGCAACTAGCACCCGCACCGATGATGAATGTCGTATTTTGCCTGAACATCCCAAATGAATAATCTGTCTCATTCCGTTTGTCCCGCCTCGAAACACCGAACGAAAAATCCGGTCATCCCGTATCAATCGGCATGTTGTTGCAGCGCGACCAAGGCTCACCAGAAAGGGCTTTCGAGGCTGGTGCATCGACGCTGCTCATTGCATCAAAGGCCACCGAAAAAGCGTGCAGGCGAGGCGGGGGGCTTGCGCTGTTTGCACGATAGCGAGCCTGATTAAGACCCCCGTGAAACTGCACCCAACTGCACCGTTGCGAAACCCTCTTAGTTAGCTAGCCCGTCTAGGATCGAGGCCTTTTCTCAACTCGTTTTCGACCGCACCTTTTGCGACACGAAAAGACCGCGGGCGAGGCGGGGGGATCAGCGCGTTAAATGGGGTCGCGGGTTTGGACCTGGTCGGGCAGGGTGTCCGGCCGGTCCTGCTGCGATGCGAGGGCGTGGTCGAACCGCCGTCGCTCGGTGGCGTACGTCTCCAAGCCCCGCGCCCGCCGCAGCTCGATCATGAGGTCTACGCTCAGCGGCATGCCGACGTTGTGGCAGATGGCGGTGAGGTACGTCCTCGCATAGCTCGTACGAGCGTCGCCTTTGTCATCGCGGATGAGCGCGCGGTCGTCTGCGATGACGGTGCGCCAGAACTCGTCGAACATCTGGCGATCCCCGTCGCTGAACACGAACAGCAGCGCGAGCGCCAGTCGCAGTCCGACATTCGGCTTCACCGGTATAGGCGAGCACGAGTCGATCGCGTCGTCGAGTACGCACAGCGCCTTGAAGATCAGATGCTCGCGCGTCGATCGCGGCGCCCGGCCAGACATCAGGTGTGGCCGGGCAGGGCGCCCGTAAGCGAATCCACGGCCGTCTCTCCCAGCTCGAGATAGATGCGCCGCCAATATCCTCCGGCCTTCTCCCACGGGTAATCGTCGAGCGTGCCAGGACGCCGGCTTTCCCAGAGGTCGCCCGCGACCTGTTCAATCAATGCCTCGCGATCGTTCGAGGTGCACACGCGGCAGCGATTACCCATGACGCACCCATATGTCGCGGATGCCCAGGCCCAGCTCGCCCGCGTCGAGATGGTCGCTGAGTCGCCTGTGCTGGTCTTCGCTCAGCGCGGCCGGGCGGCCTTCATTGACGAAGCGCGCCAGATAGCCAGGTGGCCGGTCAATCATCCGTGACAGAGCCGCCAAGCTATCACCACGCCGCGCCGCCGCCTCGCGAAGCGCGACGCGGGGATCTGCCGGCGACAGCGCGAGGTGAAGCCGCGCGCCCATCAGTAACTCATCCAGTCGAGTTCAGCGTCCTCGAGTGCGGCGAACGCATCGCCATCCGCCCCCATCTCGCGCAGTCGCTTTCGCACCGCTTCTGTATCGCCGTCGCGCGGGAAGGTGCGATCGGCGCGCGCGGCGTCGGCAATACCCTCCACCCAGTCGCCCCGATCGCGCTGCTTGAGCAGCCAGGCCCCGAATGCGGGGCGCGTTTCAACATATTGATCTTCGGTTTGCATGCTGGCGAATCCTCGTCTGATCCAACACCAAGCCTTATAAAGTGTTCTTGCTATGTTCCAATGGTGAAGCGATGTCCGAAGGCTCTGACCTCGCTCCCGCGCCCATCATGTACGTTCCGACATCGCAGTCATCGCGATGGGTCAGTCATCCCATGCCGGACTCTCGTAGATGTCCGAATGCGTTGTGACATCAATGCATTCAATGCCGACACCTTCGAGAAAGAAACGCCGACCGGCCGCGGTATCGTCATCGGGTTTGTCGCGCTGAATAAACCACGCGGATTGCCGCCGGTCTGGAAATTTCGCAAAATACCGGGCTCGCTCGATAAGCAGCCATCGCAAAAATACTTCATTCTCTCCGAGGCCCAAGCCGAATATGATAAGCGGCTTGTTGAATATTATATGGAGCCAAGTACGAGAGCCGGGCCAGTTTACGTCATCCTTCGTGGCAAATAGTCTGCCATCTCCGATATGGAGCCAGCCCCTCACGCGTTGCGCTGAACCCATGTAATGAGTGAGGCCGAGGCGAATGCTACGGGCGTAGCGGGCCATTCCATTGATATGCCATATGCCGAAACCCTTTGTCGGGTCTTCGTTGAGTTCAAGGGCGAAACGTGAATCCCAAGGATAGTAGTCGGTAAATCCTTTTCCCTTGGGTCGCATCAATTTGATACCCGCAGCGTTGCCTAGAACCTCATCAAAATTTGTCGTAAGTATTGGGACTCTGTTGCGAATTGCCCATGACACAATTTTTTTGTGATGGCTTAGTGCCTTCCAGCTACCCATGAGGTCGCAAAATGCCCGAGCTAGGGAATCATTTGAACCGGTTGATTTCAAGGCGAGAACGTCAAAGAATTCCGTCGCAGAAGCGCCCTTGGGAACTTTATCAAATGAGAGGCCATTTCGATTTGATAGGGTGGCTAGTAACGAGTCCCAAGAGTTATTTTTGCTATCAGAAAACTGGTGAATGCCGTTTCCGATGATAAGTGCAACATCCTTGCGATTTTTTCGTAGTAGATCTGCAAATTTCATATTGCCCACGCTCCAATAAACCCGATAGCCGGGTAGCGGTGTGGACCATCGATCTTCGCCTTCTCTAACCGAAGATGGTAAAAAACTGCAAATAGCGCCTTTTAAATCTCAGACTGAAAACCGAATTAATCTCTGGCCGCGTGGGCCTGCCTTGGTGCGAAGGCGACCGCCTCGACGCCGATCTGCGCGTTCATGTCGAGCAGCCGCGCCTGGATCGGTTCGATCTCGAGCTCGAAGAACATATCGACCGCCTCGCTAGGTTTGCCGAGGCTGGAGCCTTGCGCCGGCACGATCCCGAGCAGCGCGGGCGGCACGCGGTGCGCCGCCAGCACGTCGTCGCGCGTCGCGTTCTTGATGCCGGTGAACTCGTCATTAGCGCCGACCTGCGCGATCGGCAGGATCTTGATCCCGCCATCCTTGCCGCCCGGCTGATGCACGAACAGGTTCTTGAAATTGCCCGGCCCTTTCGACTGCTTCAGCGCGGTGCGGATCGCCTGCACGTCGCCGTCGGAGAATTCTCCGGTCGCGTGCAGGATGAAGCCCGCATGGCTGCCGTTGAGGTAATATTTGCGGCGGAACAGCGTCGCCGCCTCGTTCAGCAGCGCGGACTGCAATGCCGAGAGATATTCGGGCACGCCGTACAGCTCCTGGTTGATGTCGGGCTGCATGATCTGAATGACGCTGTTCGGGCGAAACTCGGTCTCGATCGCGCCGCCTGGTGCGAAGAAATAGCGGCCTTCCTCGACGCCGCGGCGCGTGAACTTGGCGAGCGCATGGTCGAGGCGGAGCAGATCGCCCAGCACGCTGCGGCGCTGCTCGACAAAGCCGAAGCCGAAGATCAGATAATCCTGCACCAGTTTCTCGAACGTCGCGCGCGACAGCCAGGCGGTCGGCACGAACGACCGCACCAGCAGGTTGCGCTTCAGCAGGATTGCCGAGCTGTGATGCGGGCTCGCGCGGAACGATCGCGCCAGCCCCTCGACGCTGATCGGCGGTTCGTACCAGCGGCCATTATGCCAGCACTGGAGCAGATCGAGCACCTCGCGCCGGCTGTTGACTGGTTCGGGATCGCCGAAGGTGAACGCCTCGACGGAGGTTGACGGAGTTTGCGCCATGCCGATCGCACCAGCGCGGCCGATCTCGTGGCGGCCCATGCGGCGCGCGCGTCCCTTGCCCATTACAGGATCTCCATGGTGGCCTTCGGCCTTTCCTTGCCGTCGAGCGGTTCGTTGTTGAGCAGCTGCATCGTCGCCCAGGCGAGATCGGCGTGACCCTCGTCACCACCGCGCCCCGCCTTGAAGGTGACGTTGCGGCCCGAGGTGGTCAGCGTCTTCTTGATCGAGACGAACGAGGACACGACGTCGAGCCAGCCGGCATCGAACAGCATGCGGCCGCGCGCAATGACGTGCTGCGCCTTCATGATCATCTGCGCCTTCACCTCGAGCGAATATTCGACCTTGGTGACGCCGCGCAGCCCGGCCTCGGGTTTGGCGAGCAGCTGGTAGACGCCAGCGCCGACGCCGGTCGCGTCGATCGCGAGGAACGTGCAGTTGTACCGCGACAGCACGCCCTTGATGAAGGTCGCCTGCTCCTCGAAATCGAGGCCGCGCAGCTGATGTTTTTCCAGCAGCCGGAACGGCGCGCCCTGCTCAGCAGGCGGCGCGGCGATCACCAGCGCGGCATTGTCACCGTCGACGCTGTTCTGCGGATCATAGCTCGCCCAGACGATGCCGTTGCCGAACGGGTGCTCGGCGTCCGGATTGTAATCGGTCCACTCCTCGACGGTATCGACGCCGCATTTGACCAGGTCGTTGAACCGGAACGCGGACAGGCTGTCGTCGACGAAATCGCACAGGAACAGGTTTGCGAATTCGTCGGGCGCGTATTCGTCCTCCAGCTCCTCGATATCGAACAGGTCGCACCCGGCCTCCTCCGCATCACGGATGTTGACGATATGCCGCCAGACGCGGTCAGGACCTTGCGCGCCATCCTTCAGCGCGCCGTGGCTGACGTCGATCTCGACTCGGTTTTCCTTGCGACGGCGCTTGTTGCGGCGCTCGCCGGTCCAGTACGGATAGGCTGGATGCGCGATCGTCGACGGCGTCGAGAAATAGGCCTTTCGCCATTTCTTGTGCGTCGCCATGCCCGAGGCGACCTTGTTCAGCTCCTCGAAGCTGTGGACCCAGAAGAATTCGTCGAAATAGAAGTTGCCGTGCCGCCCCTGCGCGGTGCGAAAGTTGGTCCCGAGGAAATGCAGCTCGGCCGCGGCCTCCTCGGCCGGGCGCAGCTCGCTGGTGATCGGCATCGGGTCGCCGGCAAGCGACACGCCGACCAGCTTGGCGAAGCTGACGATGTAGCTGCGGAACTGGTGCGCCTGCGCCTTCGACGCCGACAGGAAGATCTGGTTTCGGCCGGTCTCGATCGCGTCGATCAGCGCCTCGAACGCGAAATAATAGGTCGCGCCGATCTGCCGTGATTTTAGGATCATCCGCGTGCGAAACGTCAGCGCCGCGAACCACGCCTCCTGATAGCCATAGAGCTGGTCAAGGAAGATCGCCTTCAGCTCGGCCGCCTGGTTGGCGGTGAAGTGGTTCTTCTTTGCCTTCTTCTTTTCGCCCGCGTTACGGTTGGCGACCTTGTCGTTCAGATCGCCGGAATGCCCGCCGGGCGCCTCGTAGCGGCGGACCTTGGCGAGGCTCTCGACCTGACGACGCAGCGCGTCCAGCTCGGTATAATCGGCGCCGGTCTTCTTCTCCTTGCAGATCAGCACCATCAGGCGCGTTTCAAGGCAGTCCTCAAGCTTGCGGATCGACGGCGCATCGTCCCAGGCATGACGCCGCGCCCAGCTTTTGACGGTGTCGTATTTGACCGCGAGTTCTTCGGCGATCTGCGCGAGGCTCCAGCCGCGCCAGTACAGGCTGCGCGCCGGGCGCACCCGTTCTTCGAGGGGCAGGGTGAGAGGGTCGGCAAGGATCGACATCGTCGGCGAGCCTAGCCGCGCCCTTTAGCCGACCGCTTCCCCCGGCTCTTGTAGAATATCTTTCTACAAGAGCGCCGCATTGAGGATACCGTCCGTCGAAGCAGCGTTGCAATCAAGGCCGGAAAGCTGCCTTCCGCTTCCGCCTACAATCGGGCAGTTCACTAATGCTTAACGGATTTTTCAGGACCTGACTTTGGTTAAGCGGAGTGTTGAAGCGAAAGTTTAACGACGGCGGTCCACCAAATAATTTACGAAGATCGGCCGCGTGCAATAATTAATAATTCTTTGACAGATATTATAATGATTCTGCCATTCTAACAGCTTCGGCCAGTGAGTCTGTTATCAATGCCCGCTCTCTTCGCCAAGCAAATGCACCGGATACCATCTTCTCGACTTGATAAAGTTCCTGCTTTTTGATCACACGGTACTTTGCCTTGGCACGGTAAAGCACGGGATCAGGTTCAAGCCGCCAATCGGGAAGCGATTTTCTAAGATTATTGAGTTTAGCTATGAGAGCGGCGACCGATTCAAATCGATCGTCGCGGCTAATATGGCAGCACTTCCTTACGACGGATGTCAACGCGGCTGGACACCAAGGGGGAAGGCTTTTCAATTGAATTAGTTTGCCATTTTTGATTTTGCCCTCAATGATAGATGTAGCAAAAAGTTGATTGTCCGGGGCTTTCAGGCCCAAATATTCGAGCTTCTCTTTTTCCGACAGCCATTCAGTCTCGTTGTAGGGTAGGTGCCCACCTAAAAGCTGATAGAGCACGAGGCCAAGTTGATAAATGTCACCTCGCTGATAAGCGCGGCTCGAATTTACTTCTTCGGGGGTGCGATAGAGCAACGAGTGACGCGAGCCTGTATCGGCGTAACCATTCTCGCCAACTCTCACGACCGAGCCAAAATCACCAATAACAAAGCGACCATCTGCATCGGAAAATAAATTGGAAGGCTTTAGATCCCGATGAATGTAGCCTTCACTATGAATAAAGCTTACGCCGCTAGCAATGTCCAACATGATATCAACGACTCGTTTTATGCCGGGCCGCTCAGCGGACAATACGTCGTCAAGATCTCCGTTTTCACAGAAGGGCGTGATGAAATAGGCATCGTCTGTGTCAATTGGCGCAGCATCATGTACCGCAAGGACATGTGGATGCGCGAGATTGCTTAGCATTGTGGGCTCAGCGTGAACGCCGTCCCCCCAATAGTAAAACTTAACGACAACCCTTCGGCCGAGAATTATGTTGGTTCCAATCAGCACAAAGCCATTGCCGCCTTTGACGTTGATACTATCAAAGTGGATCTTAGCTTCCAACTGATCGACCACTGCAGCCACGCTTGGCGTTAACACGCTCTTGTCTATAGGCATTAGTTTAACTCAGATCTTTGCCACTTTCCAAGCGGCTGCGCGATAAGCATCCGCCTGAAATTTTTTAATGGACTGAGGCGGTGTCGCGACGTTGCTCTTTTTCTGAAACGCTGACAGTGTTGGGGGGCTTACAAAACTCACTTCGACGTTAGAAAGCTGGAATAGCGTTTCAATTTTGAAAGTAATGCCACCTGCGGCTAGTTGGCCAGTGGCCTGCCGGGTCTTTATAACAAAACCTTCAACCCTATTCTCGTTAGCGAAGGCGTTGATTGCTTTCATAAAAGCGTGAAGAGACGCGACGTCTTCGTGATCATTAAGCGTGATCCTCTTTGTAGTGCAGTTCAGATGCTCGATATTATCGTCGGTGTCTGATTTAACGATCGCAAGGATTGCGTCCTTAGCTTTTATATCTACCCCGCAGATTATCACAGCTAGCACACTCCCTTTTTCAGAGGGCTCATCTGCCGTTAAAGTCGCGACACATTCAAGCCCGCGCTACCCGCTACGATACCTATCGTTCCATGGCGGTACAAATGAAGGGCAGTTTTCTAGATAGCGCTGAGTGAAGTCGAAACACCGCGAATGATGCATAGCTGACTTGGGGATCGGTGAACGAACGGCCGAAAACGCGCCTCTCCGCTTCGAAGCGGCCGGGCCGTTTCCCTCCCATCCCGGACATTCCTGGTGCGAAAATCAAAATTTCGCACCAAGCCTTGCTGTCTCCGATGCATAACCACCGTGTGATTGCCGGCTAACGCTCTCGTCTCTTGTAGAAAGCCATTCTACAAGACCGGCCGCTTGAGACTGCGGCTGTCTTAGTCCCTGTTCGATCCATCAACCGGCGCCCGGCGCGTCGCAATCGAACCGAGGATTTGCCACCATGGGCACTAAGAGCAAGCCGTTCCGCGCCTTCGTCGAAGGCGAGACCATCAGCGATGGGCGCAAGGTCACGCCCGAGATGATCGACGAATGCGTCGCGACCTTCGCGCCTGCGACCTATTCGCCGCGGATCAACCTCGAGCATGTCTCGGGATACAGTCCCGAGCCGCCCTTCAACGGCTATGGCGACGTCGTCGCGCTCGAAGCCAAGACCGACGACATCATCATCGCGGGCAAGAGTGAGAAGCGCCGCGCGCTCTACGCGACCGTCGAGGGCAACGACCAGCTGGTCGCGCTCGCCCGGGCCGACCAGAAGCCGTTCCCCTCGGTCGAGCTGACCCCCAATTATGCTGGCAGCGGAAAGTTCGGCATCATCGGCCTGGCCTTCACCGACACGCCCGCATCGATCGGCACTGAGCGCCTGCAATTCTCGCACCGCGCGCCTGGCAGCGTCTTTGCCTCGGGCACCGACGCCGTCGCTATAGAGTTCGAAGCGAAGCAGGCCGAACATGAGAAGGTCGACGGCATTGTGGACCGCCTGTTCGCGGCGGTTGCTGCCAAGTTCAAACCGGCCGAGCCGGTTACGCCTACGCCTGCCAACGACAATTTCGACCCCGCCGCGTTTGCGAGCGACATGCGGACGGCGTTCAGCGGCTCACTGGCCGCGGCGCTGAAGCCGGTCACCGAGGCCCATGCGTCGCTGCAACGCGAGTTCGCGACGCTGAAGACGAAGCTCGCGGCGACCGAGCAGCCGGGCTTCTCGCGCGCGCCGGCATCGGGGGCAGGGGACGGCGCCGTCACCGACTGCTGATCCGCCGCGCCCCGACCGCCCCGCCAGACCGCCCGCTCCACAGGAACCGCCCCGATGCTCAACGCTACCCGCAACAAGTACGACGCCTATACCCAGCAGATCGGCAAGCTGAACAACGTCGCCGACCCAAGCCGCTCGTTCGAGGTGCTGCCCGCGATCGCGCAGACGCTCCGCGCAAAGCTGAAAGGATCGAGCGACTTCCTGTCAAAGATCAACATCATCCCGGTCGTGGCGCAGGAGGGCGACAAGGTCGGCGTCGGCGTGAAGGGCACGATCGCCAGCCGCACCGACACGCGCAGCAAGGATCGCAGCCCCCGCTATCCCGGCGATCTCGACGAGACGCGCTACCGGTGCGAGAAGACCGACTTCGATACGCTCATCCGCTACGAAACGCTCGACGCGTGGGCGCATCAGCCCAATTTCCAGACGCTGCTGCGCGACGCGATCGTCAGCGCCAAGGCGGTCGACATCATCACGATCGGCTTCAACGGGCTGTTCGTGGCGCGGGATACCGATCCGGTCGCCTATCCGCTCCTCCAGGACCTCAACAAGGGGTGGCTCCAGCATATCCGCGAGGATGCGCCCGAGCGCCACGCCGCGGGCGGCGAGCTGAAGGCGGAGACGCGCGATGCGGACGGCGTCGTGACCGCAGCCGGCGCGATCTATGTCGGCGCGGGCGAGGTCGGCACCGAGGTCGACTACGTCAACATCGACGCGCTGGTGTTCGCCGGCATCGAGCTGCTGCACGAGAATTACCGTGAGGATACCGATCTGGTCGCGATCGTCGGCCGCGAGCTGGTCAACGACAAGTATTTCTCGATCGTCAACGCATCGGGCGACCGCGCGACCGAACAGCTGGCGCGCGACGTGCTGCTCTCGGACAAGAAGATCGGTGGGCTCACCGCGGTGCGCGTGCCGAAATTTCCGAAGAGCGCCATCCTCATCACCACGCTCGCGAACCTGTCGGTCTACGAACAGATCGGCACCGAGCGGCGCAAGATCGAGGACAACGCCAAGCGCGACCAGATCGAGAACTACGAGAGCGTAAACCATGCCTATGTCGTCGAGGACATGGGCAAGGCCGCGCTGATCGAGAACATCGTCATGGGCAAGTCGCCCGCCGCGCCCGCGCCGGCCGGCGGCTAACCCTTTCCCCCCGTTCCCGCCCCCACAGGACACGCCATGAGCTTCGCTCGACGCCAGGAACAAATCCTAGCCATGAAAGCGGCGTCTGCTCCTGCCTCCGGGGGCGGGCACATCCGTACCGCCGCGGTCGCCAAACCGGCCGCGGCGGACCAACCGCTTGTGCCCGCCGGCAACACGCCGGCCGCGCGCGCCGCGGCCACGATATCCATGCGGCTGCGGCATGACATGCAGCGGCTGAAACAGATCAAATCGATCGACCGCAAGGTCGCGGCCAAGCGCGAGATGCTGCCCGACTATCGCGCATGGTGCGACGGACTGCTCGATGCCGGCCGCGGAGCCGAGCCCGGCGCGCTGGAGCCGACCGGCGCGGATGACGTGCTGCCGACCATCATGGTCTGGTGCATGGACGTCGGCGACTGGTCGCGCGCGCTGACACTCGCAGGCTTCGTGCTGCGCTTCTCGATCTCGATGCCCAAGCGGTACGAGCGCGACGCCGCCACTCTGGTGCTTGAGGTCATCGCCGACGCCGCGCTCAAGACGCAGGTAAGGGGCGAAGCTTTCCCGATCGACGTTCTGGAAGTCGTCGAACTGCTGACCGACGGCATCGATATGCACGACCAGCCGCGCGCCAAGCTGTTCAAGGCGATCGGCGCCGAGCTGATCCGCGCGGCGGGCGCGTCCACCGGTGACGCGATCGTACCGACGATTGAGCGCGCGACGGCAATGCTGACGCGCGCGCAGGATCTGCATGACCGGGTCGGCGTGAAGGCGATGCTGCGCGGTCTCGAAAAGGCGAAGATCGCCGCCACGAAATCTGAGGCCGGCGACATCGCCGGCTGAACCAAGCTCGCCCCCGGCGCTCGGGGACGGATCACGCGAGACGGGAGGCCTTCGGGCCGCAGGGCCGTCGCTCGACCTGATCCCCACCCCCGTGAAATTGAGGACCGTCCCCATGACCATCATCGCGACCGTCCTGCCTGACGAGGATACGCCAGCCCCGGCGCTAATCGTCAACGACGGTTTCTTCCCCGACATCGACCCAGCCATGTTCCGCGAGCAGCACCGAATCCGCGACGCGGTTACGGCAGCGCGGGCGCGCGAGGCGCTGATCGCGGGTATCCTGACGGTCGGGCGGGACCTTGCGGACTGGTCGGCCGGACAACGCGCGGCGGGGATCGTTCGGTTGAATGGTGTGCCCGCGCCGACGATCGACGGCATCAGCACGCTGGTGCTGCTCTATCGCCGTGCCGTGTTCACCGCCGCCAAGGCCGAAGTCGTCGAGCGGTATCGCGACGTGGATCTGACCGGCGCCGGGCAGCGGAAGGCGGAGGATCTCGACCCCAGCGTCGCCGAGCTGCGCCGCGATTCCCTGCACGCCATTCGCGACATGCTCGCGGTGACGCGCACCTGTGTCGAGCTGATCTGATGACGACGCTCGACACCGTTCGCGCGCGCGACGGCGACACGCTCGATGCACTGATCTGGCGCGAACGCGGGCTCGGTCCTGCCGATCTGCCGGCGGTGCTTGCTGCCAATCCGGGCATCGCGGCGCTCGGTCCGATCCTGCCCAAAGGCCTGTCCATAAACCTCCCCGCCATCGCCGCGCCGGCCGTCGCCGTGCGCACCGATGTCGTCAACCTGTGGGACTGACGATGCACAAGCTCCTTCATGACCTGGCCGAAGGGCTGATCGCCTTTCTCGGGTCGCTCGTCCCGCCCGCGCTCGGGTCGATCGTCAGCATGCTGTATGATCCGGATCTGACCTGGGCGCAGCGCGCGACCCAGCTTTGGGTCGGCGTCGTCGTTAGCTATTTCGTCCAGCGGGCGGCCGGCGCGGTCTACCCGTTCCACCCCTTCGTCCTGCAGGCGCTCGGCTTCATGTTCGGGATGGTCGCCTTCAAGACCGCGCCCGCTTTCGTCGCCGGCTGCGCGACCGCGGCCGGCGAGCTGCCCGGTATCGTCCGCGACCGCCTGATCGGCTTGCTCCCCACCAAGAAGGAGAAAAAGTGATGCCGAACCCCGGCACCGCCTCACCGGCGCGCACGGCCCGCAAGACGCTGATCGGCGTCGTCGGCCTCGGGCTGGTGTGGGCGATGGACAAGCCGCTGCTGCCCAGCCTGGCCAAGGATATCGTCGAGCAGATCAACGAGAAGTTCCGGACCGAGACGCGCGCCGGCCGCATCCTCGGTGCCGTCGCCGTGTTCGACGGGGCCAAGAACCCCGTCGAGCAGCTGAAGGCCGGCAAGCTGCTGATCGGCTACCGCTACACCTTCGTGCCGCCCCTGGAGGCGCTCGGGCTCGAGCAGGAGATCTCCGACGAGTTCTTCGCCGACTTCGCCAGCCTCGCGGGCGGCAACTGACCCGCTCCCCCTGATCCCCCGAACGAAAGGCTGACGCGATGGCGTTCCCCAGCAAGCTCAAACAGACGATGATGTTCAACGACGGCGAGGCCTTTGTCGGCGAAACCGTTTCGATCACGCCGCCCAAACTCGTCCGCAAGTTCGAGGACTATCGCGCGGGCGGCATGGGCCGCGCGGTCAAGGTCGACATGGGCGGGGAGGCGCTGGAAATGGAGGCGACCTATGGCGGCCCCATGCGCCAGATCCTGCGCCAGCATGGTATGCTCAATATCTCGGGCGTCCAGCAGCGCTTTGTCGGCTCGTTCCAGAACGACGACACCGGTGCGGTCGACGTGGTCGAGATCGTCACCCGTGGCCGCCACGAAGAGATCGACATGGGCGAATGGAAGCCCAGCGAGGACACCGAGTTCAAGGTCAAAAGCCAGCTCAGCTATTTCAAGCTGACGTGGAACGACGTCGTCGAGGTCGAGATCGATGTGCTCGGCATGATCGAGGTCGTGGGCGGCGTCGACCTGATGGCCGCGCACCGCACGGCGCTCGGTCTTTAGGCCCCGCACCACCAACGCCGCCCCGCCGCGAACCGAACCCAAGGACTGACAAGATGAACGACCAGAACGACACGCCAAACTCCGCACACGCCGTCCCCGGCGACGTCACGCTCGAATACGATATTGTCGTGGCCGACAAGGTCGTGCTGCCGGCCGGCACGCTGATCCATGTGCGAAAGCCGATGGGCGGCGCGCTGCGCGGCGCCAATCTCGGCGGACTGGTGCGGATGGATTACAACCAGGTCGCGCTGGTCGCGCCGCGCGTGCGCCTGGCACGCGCCTGCAACCTGTTCGCGATGCGTCGTCACCCCTGCTTCCGTGGTGTTCCAGTGATCGCCGCCGCTGCCCCGAGCCGCGCGCGCCTCGAGCGCCGTATGCGCCAGCGCCGCCTGGCGAAGGTCGTCGTCGCGATTGCGTTGGCCGTGATCTGGGTTCCGGTCGCGATCGTCATGCTGGCCGCCGGCATGGCGGATCGGCGCGGCTGATGGTGCAGCACATCCTCCACGGCTTCGGCATCGGACTGTTCATCAGCGGGGGCGCGATTGCGCTCGGCGTCATCGTCGCATCGATTGCGCCGCAGTGGCAGCGCATCTGCCGCCTAGCGCTCGGCGAGGTTGCACCGAGCAGCACACCGCTCTTGGCGAAACGCTTTCTACAAGAGCGGACGCTGGCGCGCCCGCTCGATCGACCCGCAGCAGGAGGTTTAGTATGATGATCAGCGCCGCTGCCTCCGAAGCTGACCAGTCTGCGCCGCGATCACAACCGAGCAACCGTTCCCAAAAGCGGGAACAGCGCGGCTTGCCGATCGAAATGCCGCGGATGATGGGTCTTCAGACCGCCTACGAAATTCTCGGGGGAAAGAAGGCGCTGGCGGATGCCCTCGGCGTCTGCGTCCGAAGCCTGAACCACAAGCTCAACGCCGACCGTGGTGTGTCGAACCTCGACCTGTTCGTCACCGCCAAGACGCTCGAAACACGCGGCACGAAAATGCTGGAGCATGCCGCAAAGCTGCGTGCGGTGCTGGCCGATAACCAGGTCGCGCGGCGATGAGTGCGAGAGCGCTTGTGCGCCAGGCGGACCTTACGCGGATTCTTCGCGTGGCTGCGAAGGTCGGCATCCCCGTACGTGTCGAGATCGAGCCCGGCCGCATTGTCGTCACGACCGGGGCAGGGGTCATGCCTGCCGGTGCGAACAGCCTGGACGAGATGTTCGCGTGAAGCGGCGTTGGCTACCGAAGCATGTCAGCACGTTCCGCGACCGGCATGGGAAGGCCCATTACCGGTATCGCCGCACGGGCTTCGTCACCTATTATTTCAAGAACGAGCCGGGGACCGACGCGTTTCTGGCGGAACTGCGCGCGTGCAACGACGGCGTCAGCGCCCCGGAGATCGAAGCCGGCGCCAACCGCGCCGCCGTCGGCACGTTCGACGACCTGCTCTCCCGTTACTACCGTTCCCCCGACTTCCTCGATCCAGGCGAGCGCACGCGCGTCGTCTATCGCGGCACGCTGGAGCGCTGGCGGGCACGCAGCCGCAAGGGGCGGCGATACGGCGAGATCATGGTGCGCGAGTTGCAGCCCCGCCACGTCGAGGCGATGCTCGCGGAACTGCTGCCGCATCGGACGTCAGCGAACATGCTGCGCAAGCGGCTGTCGGCGCTGATGAAGTTCGCCATGCGCATCGGCATGGCCGGATCGAACCCGGTCATCGTCACACGACCCTTCAAGGTCAGCGGGGGCGGGTTCCATAGCTGGACCGAGGAAGAGATTGCCGCCTACGAACGGCGTCACGCGATCGGTACGGTCGCGCGCCTGGCGTTCGATCTGATGATCTGGACGGGCCAGCGCGGCGGCGATGCCCGGAAGATGGGGCCCGCCAGCGTCCGCGACACCCGGCTCGAACTGACGCAGGAAAAGACGAAGGTCTTCGTGTCGCTGCCGATTATGCCTGGCCTGGCGGAATCGATTCTCGCGACGCCGACGGTCGGCGCGTTCTTCGTCGTCACCGAGTTCGGCAAGCAATTCTCGGTAAAGGGCTTCGGCAACAAATTTCGCCAGTGGTGCGACGAGGCCGGCTTGCCGAATTGCTCGGCACACGGGCTGCGCAAGGCCGCCGCGCGGCGCTTCGCGGAGGCGGGCTGCTCCAATCAAGAGATCAAGGCGTGGACCGGTCACACGACCGACAGCGAGGTCTCCCGGTACACGGCAGCGGCCGACCAGCGCACGCTTTCCGACACCGCTGCCGAAAAGCTTTTGGCTAACCTTGCGGAAAGGTTAGCCAAAGATTCCGCTAAGGCACTGAAAATACAGGAAAATAAATGA